TGGCATCCATAGGCGTTTAATTGAGGATGAAGGGTTTGACCCCCAGACCGAAGACTATTATGGTGAACTTGATAAACGAATGGCTGCCGAATTTCCTCATAAGTTGGGAAAACAGGCAGGAAACGGAGGAAGTCGCAAAGTAGCGTCCGCTGAGTCTTCCAGATCCCGCAACAAAGGTGGACGAAAATCTGTGCGGTTAACGCCTTCACAAGTAGCTATAGCTAAAAAGCTGGGTGTACCGCTTGAAGAATACGCTAAATATGTGAAGGAGTAGATAAATGACTGAAGAAAATAAAATGGAGGACACAGCTCCCAAAAAGGATACGAGAATAGATCGTGCTCAAGATACTCGCGAAAAACATGCACGCAAAGGTCCCTGGAAACCACCTTCTACTTTGGAGGCACCTAAACCACCTGAAGGATATATTCATCGGTGGATAAGGACAGAGGTTATGGGTTTTGATGACCGCAAGAACGTTTCTGCCAAAATACGAGAAGGGTGGGAATTAGTACGTGGCGATGAACATCCAGACTTTGATGCCCCAACTATAGAAGACGGCAAACATGCCGGCGTTATAGGAGTAGGGGGATTAGTGTTAGCTAGGATTCCTATTGAAATCGCGGAAGAGCGCAATAAATACTACCGGGATAGAACCCGCAATCAAATGGCGGCTGTTGATACCGAGTTAGCTCGACAACAACATCCGGCAATGGCTATTCATAAGCCAGAGAGAGAATCTCGTGTAACTTTTGGTGGCTCTCGAAAAAAAGAGAGCTAAACTTTTAACCGTATGGAGGTATAAATGGCAAATATTAATGGAGCTTTTGGGCTTCGTCCTGTTTCTAAAATGGGACAAAATGCCAATTCTACCGGTACTGCCAATTCTACGATGTATGAAATTGCCAATGGCAATACTAACGCTATCTATAAAGGTAGCCCCGTTATCCCGTTAGCTACAGGCTATATTGATATTGTGGGTTCAGCCTCAGGTGGAGCAGTTGGTTTGATTGGCGTATTCATGGGTTGTGAATATGTGGCAAGCACTACCGGTAAAATGACTTTTAGTAACTACTGGCCCGGTTCAGGGGCTGACAGCAATCATCCGATTAAAGCGTATGTTGCTGATGATCCTAATCAAATTTTTGTAATTACAGGATCAAATGTTGTTGCGGGGATGAACACTAAAGCAGAATATCGTACAGCTGTTTTTGCTTGCGCTGATTTTGCTACAGCAACATCCGGAACAACAGCAACTGGATTGTCTAGTGCAAGTTTAGATTTAAATACGATCGCGGCAACTAAGACTTTAAATCTTCGCATACTTGGCTGGGCAGAGGATCCCTCAAACGCCGACTTTACGGCCGAAGGGATCGGTTTATTAATTAGGTTGAATAACCACTTCAATAGTCCAAATGGTGCTATTGTAGCTGGTACAACTGATACAGCCGGAATATAGGAGGTGAAATATGGCAATATCTAGAGCACAGCTCGCTAAAGAGCTAGAACCTGGACTCAACGCTTTATTTGGCCTTGAGTATGCTAGGTACGAAAATGAGTCCGCTCAAATCTTTGATACTGAGTCTTCAGAACGCGCTTTTGAAGAAGAAGTAATGCTTTCTGGATTTGGTGCGGCCCCCGTAAAATCAGAAGGTACTGCGGTAACTTTTGATGATGCACAAGAAGCTTACACTGCAAGGTATAATAACGAAACCATTGCTCTTGCTTTCTCAATAACAGAAGAAGCTATTGAAGATAATCTTTATGATCGTCTTGCTTCTCGTTATACAAAAGCATTGGCAAGAAGTATGGCACATACCAAGCAAGTGAAAGGCGCTGCTACATTAAATAACGCTTTTGATAGCACTGTAACAGGTGGTGATGGAGTGGAACTTTGTTCTACTGCGCATCCATTAGTTAATGGTAGTACCTTAGCTAATGAACCGAGTACAGCTGCGGATCTAAACGAAACCAGTCTTGAAAATGGTTTAATTGACATTGCTGGTTACGTTGATGAGCGTGGTTTAAAAGTTTCTGTTAAAGGCACTAAATTGATGGTTCCAGCGAATCTTCAATTTGTAGCGGACAGATTATTAGAATCAACCCTACGTCCAGGAACAGCGGACAATGATGTTAACGCTACCAGAAATATGGGAATGCTTCCCGATGGCTATGCAGTTAACCATTTCCTAACTGATACTGACGCTTGGTTTATCAAAACAGATGCTCCTCGTGGATTTATCCACTTTGAACGTCTATCTTTGTCTACCAAGATGGAAGGAGATTTTGATACAGGTAATGTAAGATTTAAAGCCCGTGAGCGTTATAGCTTCGGTTACTCAGATCCACGTTGCGTGTATGGTTCTCCAGGAGCGTAGTAACTAATTGAGTGGGGAGCTCATCTCCCCACTCTCTCGGACTAATTAGCCTTAGCGACTGGCCGAGCAGACTCTCATAAGACACTAAGGCAAAACCTTTATGAGGAGGTATATTATGGGTACAACCCGTTTTTCAGGACCAGTGGCTTATAGTGGCGGCGGAACAAAGACCGCTTCAGGTCCCTGGTTTACAAATTTTCCAATAGGAATTAACCCCGATTATGTTACGCAGTTTGATGACTTTACTGGGATTGCGGTTGATGGCACTAATGATTGGACTTATTCCCAACTTACAAGTGGGACTGGTGCTATCTTAGCTGATACCATTGATGGATGGTATCAAATCGCTGGTACAGGTTCCGACAATACTGGAGCATCTCTACAGGGTAATGAAGTCTGGGCGGCACAAGCTAGCAAAAAAATCTTTTTTGAAACACGTCTCGTAAGTAGCGATGCTGACCAAATGGATATATTCGTTGGTTTATGCGAAAATGGTACTTTAGCTACAGGCGTCCCTTTTCAAACCAATAACCAGATCGGATTTCTTATTACGGATGACTCCGCCAATATTGAAGCTGTGTGTGACAGTGGAGGTACCGAAACAGCAACAGATACTGGTGTAGATATGGCCGATGGCTCTGTTTCTGGAAGCACTATCACCAACGCTAGACGTTTAGGCTTTGTTGTAAGTGGTACTGGGATGGTGGAATTTTATGTTGATCGTGTAAAGAAAGTTACAACTACAACTAATATTCCTACTTCAGAGTTAACTACCTGGTTTGCCGCTGTTGCTGGTGAAACTACGGCGAATACTGCTTCTGTTGATTATCTTTTGACTGTTTCATCACGTACTACTGATGGTATGACTCAGTTTAATGATCAACCATAAGGAGTAAGTTATGGCTGAAACAGATAAAAAAGTAGAAGATAAGAAACCAAAGAAGCCTAAGATTTCTAAAGCCTCTCTTCCCCCAAAAGGAAGTGCGGCTTATAAATCATTGGTTCTAATAGGAAAAATAAAGGAGTAGGTTATGGCTGATACCAATACCAATACTGTCATTATAGATGGCCCTCAGAAGTATGTAGCTTCTTTTGTTCATACATATGTCGATACCGGTGAAGGTACCCCCGTTAAAAAAATAGATGTTTCTGGATTAGCAAAAAACCCTGTAAATGGTAATTCTTGCATAGGAGTGCGTATAGTTAAGGTTACGTACTCTGCTGTAGGATTAAATTTACGAATTTTTTGGAATGCTACTACTCAAGTATTAGCTTTAGAAACGCCACCAAATTATAGTGATAATTACGATTTCTCTAGCTTTAGTGGTATTCCTAATCCAGGTACTTTTGATAGTGGAGGTAACGATGGAGATATTTATTTTGGAACGGTAGGCGAAGGTTCTGCGGATACCTATACTGTTGTAATGGAGTGTATCAAGGTATACGCCAATACTTAGGAGGTTATCATGGCACGATTTAATACCGTTGTTAATGTTTCGGCGAGAAATGCCAACAAAAGTAAACTTAATCCTGATGGTAAAGCTTACGTTTACATGCACGGGGGAGTTCACTCCCCCGATGCACGTTCTAAAAAACGTTATAATGTAGGCGGAGGCAACTGGATACAAAAGGCTAATTTAAAAAAAGGAGCTTTTACTAAACAAGCCAAAAATGCTGATATGAGCGTTCAAGGTTTTGCTAATAAAGTGACAAAAACCCCTGGGGATTACAGTCCTACAACGGTGAGACGCGCACGATTGGCACAGACCTTTAAAAAGATGGCGAAAGGATAAATAGATGGCAACTTCTGGTTCTTCTGATTTTAATCTAAATATGGCAGAAATAACCGAGGAAGCTTTCGAAAGATGTGGTTTAGAGCTTCGAACCGGTTATGACGCCCGTACTTCTAGGCGTTCTTTAAATCTTTTGTTTGCTGAATGGGCGAATAGGGGCTTAAATCTATGGACAGTGGAAAAACTGACGCAGACACTGGCGCAGTTATCCACTACTTCTTCTATTGCTTCTTATCCTCTGGGTACCATTACTCTAAATGTAGGGGCTTCTGCTGCTTTTACTATTGGAGAAACGCTTACTGGAAATTCAACAGGAGCGACAGCAAACCTTATTACAAAACCTACAGCTACGACGATGACCATTACTGTTCCTGTAGGAACTTTTACAAGTGCAGATACTGCTTTATTAGGAGGAACAAGTGCGGCTACGACGACGGTTACATCGACTCCTAGTTTAGAAGATGCTCAAGCGACGGTTGATATATTAGAAGCATCCGTTCGAAGAAGTGGATCCGATACCATTATTTCTCGCGTAAGTCGAGGAGATCATTTGGCGATTTCGGATAAAACAAGTCAAGGAAGACCTACGGAATTTTATATAGACCGTTTAATTACTCCGACCCTTAATATTTGGCCTACGCCAGAAAATTCAACGGATCAATTGATTTATTACCGGGTAAGACGTATCCAGGATGCAGATACAAGCATTAATACTCCTGATATTCCTTTCCGGTTCTTACCGTGTTTGGTAGCGGGTTTATCCTATTATATAGCTTTAAAAAAGGCTCCAAACCGTGTGGCAGGACTAAAAGTTATATATGACGAAGAGTTTTATAACGCGGCCGCTGAGGATAGCGAAAGGGCTCCTTTGCGTTTAGTACCGTCTTATTCTTCAATGAGGGTTTTGTAAAATGGCTAGATTTGCTTCAGCTAAATGGGCATTGGGAATTTCAGATAGGTCTGGGAGAGCGTATCGTTTAAAAAATATGATTTTAGAATGGAATGGGTCCTTGGTGGGACGAGATGAGTATGAGCCAAAACAGCCTCAATTGTATCCTAAGCGTGTCAAATCTGATCCTCAAGCTTTAAGGATTAGTAGAACGGATAGGACGGAACCTCCTGTGTCTGTCTTATTAGGGTATGATTCTTTTAAGTCCGGAACTGCGGCTTCTACTACGATTACCGTTCATCAGCCAGGACATCAAAGAACTACTGGCGATACAGTACGCTTCCGTGATGTTCTTCCTTTTGATGGCTTTACGGAGAGTATGCTCGAAACAGCGGCAGGTTTTACTATTACGGTGGTAGCCGCTAGTGGTAGCGAAATTCAATCTAATTATTATACTTTTACAGCAACTGGTGGAGAAACAGCTACTACTGGGGATGTTGAAGGAGGAGGCGGGGAAGCTTCGGCAGGTCCCGTCACAGTGGAGGCATAATGGCATTTACATTTACAACTTTAAAAACAGCAATTGAGGATTATACCCAAAATACGGAAACAACATTTGTTAGTAATCTTAGTCGCTTTATTATAAACGCAGAAGAACGCATTCTTAAAGAGTGCCAATTAAGTGATTTTAAAAAATATGTCGCTGGTGCGATGAGTGCGTCTAATAAATTTTTGCAAAAACCAACGGATTTTTTAGCTCCTTTTTCCCTAAGTGTTATTAATAGCTCTAATAATGAGTTTTTACTTTTTAAACACACCACATTTCTTCAGGATTATACTCCGGATCCTACTACTACAGGGGTTCCTTTGTATTATGGTGATTGGAATGACGAAGCTTTTATTCTCGCTCCCACTCCTACCTCAGCTTATAATACAGAATTACATTACTTTTACCGTCCACAATCTATTACAGCCACTACGGATGGAACTTCCTGGTTAGGTACTAATGCGGAATTAGCCTTAATGTATGGGTCATTAGTAGAAGCCTATACCTTTATGAAAGGAGAAGAAGCCTTATTAAAGGTGTATAATGAGCGTTATATGGAAGCGCTTAATTGGCTCAAAAACCTTGGTGAAGGAGAAAACACACGAGATCAATATCGTTACGACGAAGTACGAAGGGATGTTAATTAGTGTTTAAGGTAAATGGAGCCGGTGATGTAGGAAACGTGAATATTTATACCTCACAAGAGGGAGGCCACAGTGCAAAAGATATAGCTGATATGGCTTTAAATAAGATCATGATAGTAAGTAAAGATGCTCCCCCTGTTATACGAGATCAAGCGATTGCTCATCGAGAAAGATTGAGAGAAATTCTTATTTATTATATGAATAAGATGGCGCAAAGTGAAAGAACAACTCTTTGGGCCTTATTACAAAAACAAG